GCAGGTCTGGCCACTGGGCTGGCGTAGGAGTTGCAAGGCAGATGCGTACCGAACAGGATGGTGTCAACGCTGCCACGCGGAACATGATGGATAACGCCGGTGTTTCAGGTTCGCCGACACTGATAATCAATCGTGGGTTGATCGAGCCAGCCGGTGGTGTGTGGAGCGTCAAGGAAAAGGTTTATTACACCACAGCGCAGGGAGAGGTGGATGATATTCGCAAGGCGTTTACATGGGTAATCGCCCCATCAATGCAAGTAGAGCTAATGAACATCGTGCAATTCTGGATTCAACGCGCCGAGAACGCGGTGGGGTTGCCGCTGATATTGCAGGGTCAGATCGGACAATCAACGCCGGACACCTACAAAGGGCAATTGCTCACCAATAACAACGGTAATACTGTGCTGCGCCGCATTCTCAGGAATTACGAGAAGGCCGCTAAAGCAATTATTGGCCGGTTCTACGAATGGATACTGATCCACGGCCAGGACGATTCGATGAAGGGAGATTTTGCCGTCGAGGTAAGGGACTCATCGGCGCTGATAGAGCGTGATAGCCAGTCTCAAATTCTGATGCAAATGTTGGGAGCATCACTAAATCCGCTGTACGAACTCGATCCAGCTTTGGTAATGCAGGAATTCTTGAAAGCACAGCGCTTCAACGCCGACAAGCTGATAATGAGCGAAGAGAAGAAGCAAATGCTCCAACAGCAAGCTCAGGCCGCCGCCCAGGCTGGCGGGCAAGACCCGAGACTGCAAATTGCGCAGATGAATAATGAACTCAAGGCTCAGGAGTTGCAGGCAAGGGCGCAGGAATCTCAGATGAGAATGCAGGCCGAGCAGCAGCTTGAAATGGCGCGGATGCAATTCGAGGCGCAACAGGCGGACATGGAGCGCGCACTTACGCAATGGCAAAAGAATGTTGATGCACAATTTTTGGCTTCGCAATTAAGCAGCGAGCAATCAATAAATATGGATTCGCTGAAAGTAGCACTGGCAAAAGAAAGTGCGAAATTGAGGGTACAAATGCAACTTGCTGGTAAACAAACAACACCTCAAGTCGCAACCCCGGCCTTTGAGCCGCAAGGGCGCGCCGCGCCAGGTACTGCGTTTCAAAATTAGTATAGAATGACGGCGTAAACGGTTGCATCAACAACCGCATACGCCTAACCACAAACGATGAAAGGATCGAAAATGGCTAACGAGATTATAAGTGGTATTTACAAAATAGAAAACGTGGCAAATGGGAAATGTTATGTTGGGAGCGCCTGCAATCTACAAGCACGGAGACGCCAACATTTTAACAATCTAAAGAGGCAATCACATTGCAATATCAAGTTGCAACGCGCATGGAACAGATACGGTGAAAGAGCGTTAATTTTTTTAGTTATTGAATATGTAAAGATCAAAGAAGAATTGATTAAGCGAGAACAATTTTGGATCGATAATATACGCTCTGCTAAATTTGGTTATAACATTGCACCAACAGCGGGAAGCAGCTTGGGTATTAAGAGGTCATTAGCAACGCGCAAAAAGGTATCTGCTGTGCAACTAGGGAAAAAGCGCAAGCCATTATCAGAAGAAACAAAAGCCAAAATAGCTATAGCGCTTAAAGGAAAACCAAAGCCAAAGTTAACGGAAGCGCGCAAATTGGCTATCTCAATATGTTCAAGCGGTAGAAAACATACGGAAGAAACAAAGAAAAAGATGAGCATTTCGCAAACCGGAAGGGTGTTCTCAGAAGAGACAAGGATTCAGATGTCTATTTCTCGCAAAGGTAAAAAACCAACAGATGCAGCACGAGCAGCTCAATCATTGGCCATGATTGGGCGTAAAGTATCTGTTGAAACACGGGAGAAAATAGGTGCGCCTCAAAGGGGTGTAAAAAGACAACCCTGTTCAGAAGAATTAAAGGAACAAAATTCATTACGGATGATTGGAAAAAAGTGGACTACTGAGCAAATTGCGAAACGAGTGTCCACGCGCAAGGCTGGATGTGGATACGCAAAATCAGATGAAGCTAGAGCAAAAATGAGTGCATCTCATAAAGGAAAAAAAATCTCACCAGAAGTTATTGCGAAGCGTAAGGCGACTAGGGCAAGAAACACGGCAATAAAGGCCGCTCAATTACAACAGGCATTCCAAAGATGACCCTCACCGACGCAGAACTGAACTGCCAACTTTGGCTAAAATTGCTTGCGCACTGGAATGATGAGCTGTCTGCGTTGAGAGCATCCAACGACGGCGACATGGACGAACTGAAGACTGCCGCCCTTCGTGGGCGCATTAAACAAATTAAGCGAAATCTCGATATAGGTAATCCAAAGCCTGCAATAGAGATTGATTAAAGAACCTTCTGGCGCGCAAGCCCCGGAGAATGTGGTAAGCCACGAATAGACCAGCCTAGTGCTGGTTTTTTATTTGCTGCTGACCGGACTACCCGATAAAGCGGGTGTTTTTAATTTGGAGATTCACGATGATAGTAGATAAAGAACAAGCAACCGAAACAACGATTAAGGCGCCTGAAACCGCTGAGCAGGCGGCTTACGATGCTGCGCGAGGTATAGAACAACCAGCAGAACAACCGGCCACGGAAACGCTGCCAGAAGTTATGGAAGAGGTTGTCGAAGCAGATACACCTGACGAAATGGCTGAACTACGCAACCAAGTCGGGCGCATCCCTAATTTACTCAAGCGCCTGGATGATGTGAATGGCCGATATGGCCGACTAAGCCAGCGCATTGAGGAAATGCAGCAGCGCGTCGTTGCGGAAAGTACTTCTAATGTTGCATCAACATCCGCTGACGCTGGTGAGCTACTGAAAGACCTGCGGGATGAATTCCCGGAACTGGCGGACAAGCTCGAAGGCGCGTTTTCAAAAGTGATGGCAAACAAGGGCGGAGTCGATCCAGCCGAACTTAACCGGATATTATCTGAGCAATATCAGGTAAAGCGGCAGGAAGAGCGGCAGGTGGAAGTTGAGCAAGCCAAGTCGCAGCTTACTGAAGCACACCCTGGTTGGCAGGAAGTTATCAATACTCCACGTTATGCTGAGTGGAGAACTACTTTACCGCCACGGGTAAATGCCAGGATTACGTCATCGCAAGACCCGTTCTTTGCTGCTGAAATGCTGGATCAACACAAAGATTGGTTAATCTCCAAGACGAAGAAGCAGCCCGCAGAACCATCCAGACGGTTGGCTAATGCGGTAATGCCAAGCGGAACAAGGATTATTCCGCAGGGCTCGCAACAATCAGAGCAAGAAGCTTATGACGCGGAGAGAGCCGCGCGTAGGCGAAAACGTTAATTACCCGCCGAAAGGCGGTTTTATAATTTAGGAGAAATAAAATGGGTATGCAAACATTAACAACCGACGAAGCACGGATCGGAAAACAGAAGGGCGAGATGATCACCCATTCGGAGCCTGTTCAGGTTCTTGGTATCACTGGCGCTGAAAAGCAGATGGACAAGAATATGGGGAAGCAAATCATATTCCGCCGTCAACTGCCGTATGGTGCGACCGATACCGCCGTTTCCGGTGGTGTTGATCCTACCGACCGTTGGACGGTAACAGCCAATGCGCATTTGACGCAGGAAGGTGTTACGCCCAGTGCGGATACGCTGACATTCCACGATGTGCCTGTGGACATCCAGCAATATATGTGTCTGTACGGATTCACCGACCAAACCTACGACCTGTACGAAGATGACATCCCAGCCGAGATGAAGACCGCGACTGGAGAACGTATGGGGTTGGTTAAGGAAATGGTTAGGTGGGGCGCGGTTAAGGCTTGCACCAACAAATTCTACAGTGGCGGAACTACCCGCGCTACCGTAGATCAGGCAATTACCCTTTCGTTCTTACGCAACATCACCAAGAGTTTGAAGGGCAACCATGCAAAAATGATTACCCGCATCATTGATGGTAGCGACAAAGTAGGAACAAGCTCGGTTGAAGCTGCATATTTGGTGTTCTGCCATACCGACTGCGAGCCGGACATCCGCGACCTGGCGAAGTTTACTCCTGTCGCTGAATACGGAAATCGTACTGTTGTTCACGAAAATGAGATCGGTTCGTGTGAAAACTTCCGCTTTATCACAAGCCCGCACCTGGCTTCGATCATTGATTCCGGCGCTTCTGTCGGGACAACCGGCCTTGTCAGCACGGGAGCATCTCAAGTTGACGTTTACCCTGTTGTGGTGGCCGGGCAAGACGCATGGTGTCAGTTGGGTGTCCGCAATTCCAAGTCTATGGACATCATCTGGCTTCCACCAGGCAACAAAGACAAGTCTGATCCAGGCGGTCAACGTGGTTACTGTGGAGCAAAGTTCTACTTCACCGCTGCCGTGCTGAATAATGGCTGGATGGCGATTGCCGAAGTTGGCGCAACCGTTCAGGGATAACCAATAAGGGCGGGTAACGCCGCCCTCTTAAATCAAGGAGAATCAAAATGGAAGATTTCAGAACTACGGTCAATACCACCGACGCGGGTCTTACCTCTGGCACTGCCAGCGGCGCGACCT